CTCGGGCGACGTTGAGTTCTTCTTGTGCTTCAGCTTGTTCTTGAGCAAGTCGGATTTCTCTTTTAGCGGCGTCCTGGGCAGCCTCTTCGGCTGCCGTGACGGCAGCATTGGCGGCAGCCTCGGCGGCGGCTTCATCCTGGGCTGTTTCTTCGGCGGTTTTGGTTGTTTCTTCGGTCATTTATAAACTCCTAGTTTNTAAATGGCCATCTCAAGCCAGTTTCTTTTTCAAAGCTTGCCACTGAACGCTCAAGCTTATACTTCGAATTCATAGTGCTACGATCATTCAGACCGTTCTTGATATAGGAATCCATATACTTCTTTTCACTGGCGAGGGCCGACATGAAAGAATCGATCTGATTGTTGGTCCCCATAAGCCTCAGAGGAATATTAAAGCCGCCGTAGTATAAGTCTAACAACGCACTTCGCACTTGGTTTGAAAATTTTGTATAAACTATTTCTGTTATAGGCTTATCAAGATGATTTAAATTAATTGGATCTCTTACAATATCGCTCACAGCATAGACTCCCGCTTAAATATAAATAGTCTGCTAAAAGAAAGAACTTATCTTGTTTTTGCTTTTTCCATTTGTTCTTTTTGTTTTTTGAATTCTTCTGATAGTCTCTCTAAGAACCATCTTCGCAGTGCAATTGGCAAATTATAAAGCTCGGTGAAAGACCAACCGCCGTGATGTTTGAGATTAAAAAACTCTTCGTATACTGCTTTTTGATAATCAGGTGTTAGGCCAAAAAAACCTAGCCGTCATCGGCATTACCACCTTCCCCTCGTGGTCACAGAGCGGACAGGTAAAATCAAACTTAAGAACAACATCTGGCTTTATCTGATCATATAGATTTCTTATGTAGGTTATGTCGGGAATTGGAAGAGACCCAATAAAACGATGTAAAGTGGGCTTATCGGTATACTCATTGGCCCCCACAATAATCGATTTCAGCAAATCTGTAACAGGTGTTGATGATGACTTGTCGGTATTGCTACTGAGCCTCTTTGAGAGCTTTTTCTCATCAAAAGAGGTTAGTAGCTTTACAAATAACTTAACTTTTGCTGTCGGCAGATCAAATGAAAAGACACCATCGCCAGAATGCTCAACACCCTCGGGCAATTCATCAATATTCTGGGTTTTTAGCTCTTCTAAATTAAACGTATAATCTGATTTTTTGTAACAAGAAGGACAGTTCGTTGACACATCATAAAATGGACCGAAACCAGTAATTCGCGAAGCAATAAGGATTGCATTCTTGTCGCCCAAAAGCAAACTGCCGACTTTGATATTCTTATTAATGATAACAGACTCCAACAATCTATCAATTGCTAACTCGTTCTTAAGCAGCGCCTCGGAAGTTAATATATCCTCTTCCTTAGCAGTCATGTGCTTAATTTCAATTGTTTCTTCTCCATTCAAAGGATGGTTTTCTAAATAAAACCTTCCCTTACTAGGAAGTTCCACAAATACTGTCGGATTAACAAAAGCGAATAAATCTGAGCCTTCTGTTGGATTGGNGGGGTGGGCGCGTCTGGTTGCGGGGCGCCNGTCCGCTCTAGATTATTTCTTCTAGACACATATCACCTTCTTTCCTAGGCCTCAGCAGCTGCAGCAACGGCGGGNCCTACTTCATATTCAGCCCAATCATACCTCATTGTCATCTCAATGTTAAGTATATCGTCGCCGGCGTAGTCAAGATTGCCGAANNTGGC